CCATAAAAAAGGGGGAAGTTTCCTTCCCCTCTTTATATTACCTAATCAGTCTTCTGCCAAGCGGGCGAAGTAAGAAAGTGCATCATCGTCTTCATCCTCTTCTGCAGGGGCAGCAGCACGGCGAGTGGGTTGAAGATTGTTCAGTTCAGAACGAAGATCATCATCAAGTTCCTTCACAGGACCACGAGAATATTCTTCCTCTTCGGCAACTTCTTCATCTACACGGCGGGAACCTTTGGAACCCAGCACATACTCAAGGCGCTTCTTCAGTTCATCATAAGATTTAAACTGATCAGCAGCAACGAGTTCGGCAAGAGAATACTGCTTCTTCCACACTGCTTCCATCTCATCATCATCGTCCAGCAGAGAACCTTGCTTTGCAAACTCGCTGGAGTCATAGTTACGATAACCAGCAACGTTCTTTGCCTTCAGTTTGAAGTTAGCACCTTGCCAGAAGTCAAAGGGATCAATTGCTTCCTCATCTTCAAATTCAGGTTGCATTGCTTCGGTAATCTTATCAAAGATTTTCTTACCGTATTTGAAGAGAAAAACTTTACCTTCGTTTTCGGGATTGGCAGGATCCTTTACCACATAGATGTTGGAGATGTAAGTCAGTTTGCGCTTCTGCTTACGTGCTTGCTCTTTACCAACATCGGTGCCGTTGTTCCACAGCAGAGTATTGTGCTCGGAAACGGGATCTTTTTGCCCCAGAGTGGTCAGAGAGTTTTCAATGTACCAACCACCAGGACCTTGGAATGCGTGACTGTAGAGTTTCACAAACGGCAGGTCTTCGCCGTTAGGAGCAGGAAGGAAACGGATTACGGCATAACCATTGCCGCTTTTATCTACATCGAGTTTCCATACACGGTCATCACTAGAACCGCTACTAGTATTCATTTTTTCGACTTCTTTCACCAGTTTTGCGGTGAGAGAACCCAGTTTGGATTGTTTCTTAAGATCTGCGAAAGACATTAGATTACCTCGGATTAATTGGATTTGGAGGATTACTTGGATAGTATAGCAGGGTTTCCTTCAGGCGTCAAGGTATTGCTTGAGGGATTCAATTGTTTTGTTCATACTACTGAACAATAAATTCATATCAGTTTCTGGTGGAAATCCCATCAGAGCAACTGATTTTCTCAAATTCTCTTTCATTTCAACCGCTTGGGGGTCGTCTGAAAGAGACAACCGTGTATACATTACACGTTGCTTTTCTAATAAGGTGGTCAATTTTTCAATATGTTCCAGTTTATCTTCACGGGTCATCATTCCGAAAGTAAGAATACTTCCGTAAATTTTTTCTTGTAATTTGTTGATTTCTCTCAATTCTTCCTGAATAATATCAGAATCAAAAAAACTACTCATCAACAATTCTCCTCAAAATTTTTTTAAACTGGAATACATCAATATTTAGGAATGGATTATATTTTTTAACTTTCAAACTTACGGTTTCCCACACTGGATCAATCAGTTTAGTGTCAAAACTTTTTGAAAAATGGAATATTTTTTCGTAAATTGTAAAGGTTTCTAATGATATTTTCCCGCTTAGAAACTTTTTGAGGAGTATTGGATGTCCCTTGGAACAATTGAACGCATCCTCTAATTTTGTTTGTGAGAACAATTCTTCCGATTGTTCTCTGAACAAGTAAGTCAAACTCTGTTGCCTCCGCATCCATTCTGCGTAGGTTCTTTCCCCAGAATTTATAATTTCTCCAATCCATAAGTTTGACGGGTTATCGGCGGAAACAAAGTTTGAAAGTAAGAAGTCAATTACTTCTTTATCGGAATATTTTCGACTAGTTTTTTCAAACCAGTACTTGTCTTTTCTTTTATTAAATGATGCAATTGTTGCTCTAGACTTACCCCCATACTTAAAAAAGTCATATTTACTGTTAGTAAAATGACTTTTCATAGAAAGATAAGTTTGATATGTCTCAAACGGACTCATAAAGGAAGTTTAGCTCGTGAAGTTTTCTTCATAAAGTTTAGACGTGTTGCGTCCCACTTTAACTTTTCTTTCAAAGGTTTTGAAATTATTTTAGTGATTGATTCTATTTCAATTTCATTTACTTCACAATAATAAACGATAGCATCAATATAGTTAATTTTTTCGGCAACTACAATTTTTTCAATTTCTAACGCAAATTTAGATGGTGTTAGAAATTTGTTTTCTATTACTTTTTCTATTTCTTTATTTTGTTCCATATGATTCCAATTTATCTCTAACAAACTCTCTAATGTATTCGGTGAGTAGTTTGATGTACTTTGATTTGTCTCTTTCTTCATAAACGATACATTCTCCATTTTCGCAAGCCATGATAATTACAAGTTTTTTTACGGGGATGCCAGTAAGTTCATAGAACATACAGGCATAAGCAGCACACTGAACAAAATAATGCTCAATCCACTCCCGTGGTTTTGGTTTTTTAGATGTTTTAAAGTCGATTATTGCTAATTCGCCATCAAACTCTGCAATACAATCTACAGTTCCTGCTACTCCAAGAATTTTGCTGTATAAGGAACTTTCAAGAGCATGAATATTATTTATACGATTTAGATCTGGTTTGGCAATTTTAAATAAAAATTGTGACAAAGGTTGAACCTCTGGAAGATCTTCGTTTTTTAAAAGATGTTCAACCAAAGTATGCATATCAGTTCCCCGACTAGTTGCCTGTCGAGTAATCTTATCTGCCTCTTCTTCTCCAACTTTCTTACGCCATTTTGCAAAAAACTGGCGGTTTTTGTGACTAGTAACAGAAGTGATAGAAACTAGACGAAGAAGTTCTTCTAAATCTGGAACTTTATAATAACGAACACCATCTATAGTCTCCCGTTCAAGTTTAGGAAGAATGATATCAACATGGTTAAAATTCATAACATTTTTATAAAAAACGGTTGAGTTAGTCGGTCTTCAAAATCATTAACATAAAAATGACTTGCTGTATGAAAATAACTAGAATCGTATAAAACTATTCTATTATAAACATTTTCAACTTCAAATACTTTTTCAAATTTAGAATCTGAAAGTTTTTTATTTTGTAATAAAAAATTCCAATATTTATGTTTCACAAAAGGATTGTACAAATTTGTGTATTCCTGAAACAATTCCGAATAATCGTACTCATCAAATAATGAATTAAATATTTTAAAATTGTCATTATCTGTTATTTTTATTTGATTATCTTTAGTACATTTCATTTTAAAAAAACTTGTTCCAGAACTTGAAGTAGTTTTTTTATTTAAATATACTAATCCAGCATATGCATTTTTATTATTTTCACGAATATAATCTAATGAATCTACATGAATATAACCTGTATTAAAAGGAGATTCGAGATTTCTATGAAATAATGGTATTTTATGGAATCCTATTTCAAGATTAAAATTTTTATCATTAAAAATTGGTATTTTTTTATTAAATACTCCAAAAAGTGCAATTGACAATTTTTTAAATCAATATTTATATTTTTTTCATTAATACTTAAAAATTCTTTATTTATTGTTACCGATTTGGATCTAATTCCAGGATAATTAGTATTACTATAAAAATGATAGTTTGTATTTAAAGCAAGTTCCCTTACTTGATCTGGATCATCATAAAAATCATCCAAATACCATACATCATAATTAGAGATTTGAGTTAATTTTTGCAACTATATACTCCTTAACAAGTCCAGAGCGAACAATATCATCAACTTCAAATTCAATTAATTCAATAGATGGCATAGATCTTAAAATTTTCATAAAATCAATAATTCCGTTACGATCATTTGTCTTTTGAAGATCCGATTGTGTAGCATCTCCGCAAAACATAATCTTGGAATTTTCACCAATACGAGTAATTATACTATCCAATTCATGAAAGGTCAAATTTTGAAATTCGTCAACAATTACAATAGCATTATCAAGTGTCGTTCCACGAAGAAAAGAGGTACTCCAAAATTTAATGGTTTCTTGAGATTTTAAATTACCATAAAGCATTTCAAAATCTGCATCAGTAGGCATTTGGAACATATATTTTACCATATTCTTGTATGGAATCTGGTAAATATCTGCCTTATCATCGTGAGTTCCTGGAAGAAATCCAATTTCACGAGTTGCAACAAGAGAACGAACTAAATAAATTCTCTCATATGGACTGTTTTCATCCAAAACATCACATAAAGCATTATAAAGAGTGATAAAAGTTTTACCAGTTCCAGCACATCCGTAAGCAACTACATGTTTATTTTGAGCATAAGCATCAAAAAACTTTTTTTGATTGTCCGTAACTGGTTCAATATCTAAAAGATAATCAGAACTTAAAGGCTTTCTCCTTTTCATCTGCTTTGCCGTGAGTCCAACCCCGATTGGTTGCTCTGCAGATCCTCTTTTTCTTCTTGCCATACTAGATTTTCTTTACGTTAGATCCAGGCATTTTTGCTGCACGTCCTAAAACGTCGTTCCACCCTGGGTTTTTACTAATAAGTTTGTTTTGCCAATCTCCAACTTCACCTGGAGTTGCACATCCTTCCGACCAATCCCTCTGCCATTCGGGATTGTCTTTATACCACTGCATAATGTCGTTGACACTCATCTCAACAACTTTTTTTTCACCTGTTTCTTTGTGAATAATTGGATATATTGCCATAGGTTAAGAATTCAAGATAATTTATTTAGACCCATTCAAGAGCTTCTGACACTGATGGAAACTGCTCTTTGAAAATTTCTTTACAGGCAAGTGCAATATCCATGTGTTCCTTTTGAGTACCATTTGCAGAACGAAGATTAATATAATGAATCCAACTGCGACAGGAACCCGTCATATAGATGCGTGTGGGCGTTGCCAAGGGCAATACAAACCTTGCACACTCTTTTGCTATTCCCTTATCAAGAAGTTCCTTGTAGAGTTGCATAGACTCCTTAAAATGATCATTAATCTTTAACCAAAGATCTTGT